GGATGTCGCAGTTATGCATAAAAAACGCATAACTGTATAAAGATAGGCGAAAAGACGCCTTCCGTCAATGTCGGCAGGATTGATTTTAAGGGCCGGTGTTGATTTGCGTATCGTTTACTAAACGTCTGCATATCATTTACTAAACAGCCGTTTTCATATCTTTTACTAAACGAGTTCAATTAATGTTCAAAAAGTGGGCCGCCTGAGCCAATCTTTGCGATAGCAGCGACCAATAAGGCGGGATTTCTTCTTGGAGTGCGGCTGGCAGAGTATAAACCGCACTCCATATACACATTCAGAGGATTTGTAGCCTGTATGGTTTTTAGATTTCTTGCGGTAACCTTGACGCCGAGAGCGGTTTTTCAATATGCGCTCTAAAACAAAGCACTCGGCATTGAGACCCATATTCATTGGCCGGCGTATTGTTTTGGAAGGTTCTTGGGGCATTATTGAGCCTCTGTTGAAATAAATTCTGTAATCAGCCGGCCTTCAATATCAGTCGTCTCTGAGGCGAGAATATGCGGGTCGCTTCGTTCGCCAAAAACACAAAACCCTACCGTTTCATTTGAGTTTGAATCGGCGGCAATTAGCGTGACTTCAGCGCCAATGATTGAAGCGACACGGACTGGGGTAAAGCCGTCCACACTCCAAGCAAACCCGTCCAAATTTTGAGTGAGCGCGGCAAATGTGCCTGGTGTCATGCCAAACAGTTCATCCAGATTTACAACCGCCTGGCCCGCGTTGAGATTGACGCGGCCACGATAAATCAGGTCATAGCGCGGCCCTTCAATGAAGCCGTGACGCAGTTTATGAGTTGACCTCAAGGCCCCTACCGGGTGGTCAATTAAAAACGTCCCAGAGCCTTTGGCTAAAGAGCCGGCGACAGTAACGTCCCCCCCAAAAGTGACCAGATTATCACCGCGAGCGGCGAAAGCTACCACACCTTGCCGTCCGATGAATTTCGCCATGTAACCGAAAGGCGCTTGCGGAGTCCCCGCGCTGACATCAGCAATGGTGAGAATCGTCACGTTAGGATTTCTGTCGAGAGAGGCAGTCATTTTGACAGTTTGCTCAAAAACCGAAGTAGAGCCTTCACGGGCATAAGAATTAGGTTGCCCCTCAAACAGAAATAACGTCTGGCTAATTTGCTGGTCGGCTGGCTGTGTGTAATTTAGCCCAGTGAGCCGCATATCTCCTGTGACCTGCCAATTCCCAACCAGCGTATCACCGTTTTTGTTGGCGGGCGTGTAACCTAATCCGGCAATCACAGAGCCGCTATCCAGGGGTTCCCAAATAGATTCTCCATTAGTTTTACAACGCAAAAAAGTCCCGGCAATCGGCACGCTGTTTCCAGTCCCTAATTTGATAAATTGCGTAGCAGACATCAGACCAGGAGCGGCGTTTGTCGCCATCACGCCACTAATTACCAGTTCGCTTTCTTCATCATTCCAACTCAGGTTAATGCCGGAGCCGCTGACAAGGGTCGCCGCCACGCGGTCAGAAATCGTCTCCGCGAGAATTGCAGGGTTTATTTGCGCTGCGAGTCCGTCCAGTGTAGCAAAAACGGAGTGAAGCGAACGGAGCAACGGCCTGGCATCGGCTAAATTACCTTGCTGCAACAACGTCGCGTTCGCCGGCACAGTGACGCGCCACAAAGGGACTTCGTTTGCTCCGGCAGCGGGCGCAACAGGGTTCGCTGAAGGCGAGCCTTGACGCACAGCCAGCACAATCCGAGTATGGCGTTCGGTTGGCTGGTCGAACTGCTGAGGAGCGTAATACACGCCGTCCTGAATCTCTTGCGCCGTGCGAAGGCGCACAAACGGGCGAAGTTCATTCACCGCCGCCACATCCGCTTGCAGTTGCGCGTAAATCAAATCAATGCGGGGCTGTGCGCCACCAGAGGCCAATTCCAAAGTTGTCGCCGTCGCGGGAATGGAGTCGTACAATTTGCCCGCCTGGTCAACCGCCACGCCGGGACTGATAGTGACATTCATGCCGCCGGCCAGTGTCGCGTTGAGGCCGTAGCATTGACCGGCACTTGCTCCTCTGACAAGAAGTTCGCGGGTGATGGCTTCAATATGCTCACGCTGGTAGGTCTGCGCGGCCAGAAAATCGGCAGGGTCATCAACTTGCCCGAATTGCGGGCCGGAAGGCGGATTTGGCTGAATGATATGAACAACAACTTCTCTACTCATAATTCCCTCTTAAATCAATACTTGAACAATTTGTCGGGCAGTGGCGTCACGATGGGCGCTATCCACCACTGTCAACCTAAGGAGATAAAATCCTGACGCCTGATAGATATGTCGCGCCTTTACGCCATAAGTCGCAGGGCTGCCGTCGCCCCAATCCCATTCATATAATTCCAGTGCGCCATTGGGACTGGTCGCTGCTGTGGCGTCGGCTTCAACGCGCGGGTCAAATTCATAAATCAATGAATCGCCCGGCGACCAGCGAGAGAGGCTAAATGCAGGCGACGGCGGACGGCGGCGAGAAGTAAAGGGAGAAGCCGGCTGCATTATCTGAAGCATAATGACATTGCCCAAAGGCCATCCCCAACGCACTAATTCTTCTAACTCAGCGCGGGTCATCTGTTGGGACGGATGCGCCCAATAACTCTCTCCTTTGACGGATTCGCCCCAGAATCCTAAATCTTCAGTCACGCCCGGAAACGGCGGAAAAAGACGCACCAGCAGTCCCAGAGGCCCCCCGATGGACACATCATTCGCGCCCCAGATTCGTTCTCCCCAAACCAACGGCCCGTTGATGACTTCCGCCGGCAGGCCAAAAGCGGCAAGAAATCCTTCAATGCCGCGCTTTGTGCCGCGTCGGGCCAAGTGCCTCGCCATATTTGCGTACAGTTGCCGCTTGCGTTCTAACGGGAGCCAAGCGGGAAACCATGACCAGCCAAAGAGCGCAGATAGCCAATACTCTACCCACTCTTCCGGCGCAGTGTCTGGATTTAGCCTTTCCCAGAAAGTGTCGAAGGTTTCATCAATCGCATCCAATTCCTGCCCAAACCACTGCAAAAACCTATACAGAAACGCGCCGGCATCGTCGCGCCGCAGACGCGCCGGCAAGTGTTGTAGCAGGTATTCTTTGTTATTGAATGACATGAAGCGTGACGGCCAATAGCGCAGGGGTTTGGTGCGCTCTCAAAATAGAGTCGGTCATGGGCGCAGTCAGTATCGGCCCTGCCACAGGCGACACCAGGCGGTCAACGCCGGGCGTGGATTCTACAATGGCGATGATATCCGAGCGCAAAATCGGCTTGCCAAAATTACCATATTCAATGGCATAAAACGCTCTCAGGCGTTTCTCAGCTTCATTGAGGGCTGCCGAAGCTGTCGCCATCGCGCTCAGACGAACGCTGGCCTCAATGCTGAAAGTAATGTTATACGGGTCATCTACATAGACATATTGGTTTCCCACAAGCTGTTTGAGCAGCAATCTTATTTCTGCTTTGACCTCATCCTCTAACGGCAAGCCGTTGGCCCCAGCCACAACCAGAGTCGTGTGGCCGGGTTGAATGCCAGTAAAATCGCCGTCGCGGGCAAACTGAAACGCCCGCGCCAAGCCGACTCCGCCTAAGACCTCTTCACGCACGGCATCTTCCAGGTCTTGGGCCGTGACTAACCGTTCGCCGCGTTTTTGATAATTTCTGGCGCGGGCTAAAGCTGCCGAAACGGTCTCCGCCTCCGCGCCGGAATCAACCGCCTTTGGATTCGTCACACCTGTTACAAAACCTATTGTGTCAACCTCGTCAGTCAATGTATCAGGGGCCAACAAAGTCTTGCCAGGCACATTGCGAACAGCTTCTACTTCCCCGCTTGAAGCGCCGGAAGGAATGGTAAGCGACGCGACGGTCGCAAAAACATATTCCCCGCCCGGCGTCTGCACTTCTACGCCTGAAGGAATGGTTACATCAGTGCCAAGCGGAGCATTCACTGTGAAACGGAGAAGCGTCTGCGCCGCAGACGCTTCCCGCAACTCAATGCCAAACAAACGGGCAAACTCAATCAAATTGCTGTCTGGCACTTGGTTCAAACGGCGGGCCAATTGTCCCACGAGCCAGGCTTGCGCTTCGAGCAACACGGTATGCGGGCTGGAAGGATTGGCATTGGTCAGTTCAGGGCAAATAGCCGGGGCCAAGCCGCCGCTCGCGACAATGGCCCGGAGACTTCGCAGAGTTTCTATTTGACGGTCAATATCAACCACCGTCAACGCCCCCGTCACGCGGGCGATGGCCTGCGCTGCGAGTAATTCCTCGTTGCGGAGTTCTAAATCAGGACGTGGTATTAAAGCCATCAGTCAGCAAACTCCCATAATGGGTACAGCAGATTGCGGGGAGTATTTGCGCCGCGTTCCGTCCAGGTTATGTTTACCGCTACTCGTCCAGCGAGAGAGCGGTCAAACGCGCCCTCAGGGTTCAAACTGCCAACAACGGCATTAACTTCGGCGACAAGCGGCTCATAACGAAGCACCTGTTGTTGAATGTAGAACGCAAGACGAGCCGCAAAGCCGGCGTCCTGCACCTCAAACACAACATCCGGCAAACCATAGTCAGGGAGCATCACCCGTTCTCCTTGCCGGGTTTCGAGAATACTCACGATGGACTGTTCGATGAGATCCACAGGCGAAGACACAATCACCAACGCCCCGCGCTCGTCGGCGCGAAGAGGGTGACTGAGCATGGAGCCGTGAAAATTCATGGTTTATACAGTAACTAGCCAGCCAAGGGCCAGCGCGTCAGTGGGAGAGATTTCAGCGTCGCCGAATTCCGCCAGAAGGATAGCCTCACATTCCAGCGTGATATTCGTTGCTGTAAGCTCTGCGGCCTCTTTATTAAATGCTGCCATTTGTTCTTGTGGCACTTTTAGAATTTCGCCTTCCGGCCCGTTATCCTTTTTGCCGTATTTCTCAAACAACTCCAGTCGTGTTTTGTCGAAATCCTCCATCTTTGCGCGATTGGCGCGTAACACTCCGGCCACCCGAAAAGAAACTCTCGCCGGCAATTTCATCAAACCCAGGTTAGCTAATGCTTGCTGTGAGTTTAGCAACTCGTTTAAGGTTAAAGTAATCATAAGTTTGTCACCGTCAACATTCCCAAATTAGAGACGCCCACACGCCAGCGATTGCCGTTCGGGGAGCGTAAAATCAAACCCTTTGCCGAATCTGTGATTTCAATATCGCCGGCAACTTCAGTGTTGCCGTTGGCGCGGTGAACGAAGGTCAGAGGGTCGGTAAACCCATTCTGCAAACCCAAGGCTACATACTGACCAGGGTTAAGGCCGATTCTGACACCCACTCCCGTCCCATCATCATTGACCGCATTGCGAAAACTGATGCCGTCCTGACGCCCGCTGCCACGCATGAACCCGTACAGCGCGTTGGTCAGGTCAACTTGCCACGCGCCAAAACCGGAGGCCAGTAACGGCGTCCAAAACATCTCGCCATCGCTGTTGAGACGCTGCACTGGAGAGCCGCCCTTATCAAACCTGTACAAACTGCCGCCGGTCATCACATTCACCGCATCTACAATCAACCCTGCCCAGGCGTCGGCGGGCCGGTTAGCCGCGTTATAAGTAACACCGAGAGCAGTCTGAAAGCCGGCGGTAGTGGGCGCGTGCGAAAATGCTCCGCCACCGACGACACCAAGCGTCGCGCCCAAGCTGATACTTTTACTTGTGCGGTTGTAGGTGAAAATACTGTGGCCGTGAATGAATATACCCATATCCGCGCCTGGTTGCTCGTTGAACTGGTCTATCCGAATCTGCCCATAATTGAGCCACAAATCACTGTCAACGAAATCAAACTCCGGAGCGGCGCGCCCAGGCAACGCCGGCCAATGTTTGATAGCCAACCGCGAAACTGAGAAATCGGCAAACGCATTTTCCGTCTCGCGTTGCATGGTTATCCCAAAGGGCCGCACGGAGAATTGCCCCTGCGAATTTACCCACTGCCAGTACCATTCCAAGCTGGAGGTGTTGCCGACAGGGTTCCACCGCGCTTCGATATTCTGATACCAACTGGGTTCAGAATTGAGCGTGCGACGCGAGTTGTAGCCATAGGAAAGGACTGGATTGACGCCTAACGCGCCTCCCTGCGGCACGCCGAAAACAACCAACTCAAACGGCGCGGCGTTTGAGTTCGCCGTATTCACGCTGAGAACTGTGCCGCTTATCGGAAAGTTGGCCTGATACGCAATGGAATCTCCACCCATCGCCGCCACAAACGGCCCGTCAGCGGAGGCCGGGGCGTAGCCGAGCGCGTCGGCAATCTCGGTGTCAGTCAGCGGGCCAAACTCATAATGCGCCGGAAACGTGTCATCCACCCAACGCGCAAAACCCGTCCGGCTTGGCCCCGCTAAATCTGTCAAAACCTCCGAGAGTGGCTGCTTGCCACCCAGCGAGGCCGTGACTGTTGAGGCAAAATTCGCGTCATTGCCCAACGCTGCCGCCAATTCGTTGAGCGTATCCAGTGCGCCCGGCGCAGAACCAACGATTGCAGCGACTTCGTTGCGAACAAAGGCCGTTGTTGCCAACTGCGTAGAGTTTGCGCCAGGCGCGGCGGTGGGGGCCGTCGGCGTGCCGGTCAAGGCAGGAGACGCCAGTGGAGCCTTTAGATTCAAGGCCGCTTGAGCCAGATTTGAAATTGGTTTATTGGCGTCGCTGGTATTATCCACATTGCCAAGCCCCACAGCCCCTTTGTTTAGAGGTTGCCAGGATTTATCGCCGCGCCAATACTGCGCCGTTGTTCCGGCGACAATCGCAGGTTCAGCCAAACCAATCTGAGCGACCAGATTGGCTGACACACTGAGAACACCTTCAGAGTTCACTTCCAGATGCTGCCCAATGCGAACGTGGCCGAGATTGCTGGCAGAGGCTTTGAGTCCCGTGTGAGCCAACAACAAAGCGCGAATGGCAAGAAATGCGGCCTCCCGCGAAACCTGCGGAGAAATCACGCTTGAAGCCCGCAACACCCCTAATTCCACAGGGGTTCCATCGCCATAGGCCAGATTGATGAAGAAAGGCGCGGAATCCGGCCCTTGAACTACATATTTGGTTGGCGTCAGGCCCTCTGCATCGCACCACAACCGGATAGAAAATCCGCCGTCTTCAGCCAGCGCAACTCGCTTCACATCACGCGGATAATGAACATCCGCCGTGTAAGAGCCAGGAATAAGCTGGAACGAGACTTTCCCGCCGGCCCACGCTTGGCCGTCCGGGTGTTCAAATCTGCCTGTAACAGTTCTGAGAGCCATTTGTAACCTTTCTAACTGAGGCAGCCGAGCGTAGATTCCAGCCGCGCTATTTGACCATTCAATTCACCGACATATTCGTTGTAGCGCATGAGCATACGCCTCTGTGCCGTCGAACGCGCCGATTCCGGTATAGAGAGAATGTCATTCTTGGCAGTGTTCACCTCTCCGATTTTGGAGTTGACAGCGGCGACGGCGGCTTGCGCCTCGGCATTTGCCGCCGCCAGTATTTGATTCAAAGCCGCTACCAACTGGGCAACCTGCTGAGTCACCTGCGCGGCGCGTTGGGCATATCGCGGCGCACGCGCAATCTGGGGCAGTTGGCCGTCAATGAGCGCGTAAATCTGCTCTTCGAGTGCTTTCTTCAGGGCGCGAATTTGCAGCACCGCGTTCAAATCAGGCAAGTTGCCGAATTGGTTGCCCACAAACGATGTGGCATTGCCCGGAGCGCAACCCACGTTGGGCAGTTGTGGCAAGCTACGAATCTGCGGCACGCCAAGGCGCGGCAATTTCGGCGGAGGAATTGGCGGCAGTCCACTCATAACTTAATCAGGCTATTGGCTTTCCGTTAATAAACAACCCGCCCGGCGCAGTGATTGACACTTTGGCGTCCGCTTCGATATGAACGCGCCCGGCGCGAAGTTGCATATCACCTTCCGCGATGAGTTTGAAATCCGCCGGCACCCGAAAACCGCTCACAGCAGAGTCGGGAAAATCCGCCGGCACAGGAAAATCCTCGTTATAGCAAGGCGTGTAAAAGAGCGTGTACTTTTCGCCCAAATAACCAAACAGCAACACTTCGGCCCCCAACGGCGGAATGAAATGACCGCCGAAGCCTCGCCCCAACACAAAAGACATCATGCTGGTCACCCATTTGTCATAAACCGCGTTTTCATCCAGCACAGGGATAATGACTTTGACCCGCGCCTGCCGTTCAGGGTCTTCGCTTTCAGCGACAATGCCGGACACGCCGAACATCCACTGTTGTTCGCGGGCCGTCGGCGCGGCGCGTCTCATTGCTTCGCGCAAGTTCTTAGCCATCAAAAATTACCTATGCCGGATGCCGGCGATAACGGCGTCGGCAGAATCCCTTCATCTACATCGCGGGATAAATCAAAGGTAGTGGTCAATTCTTCCTCAGAATAATTATGCGTTACCCTGTCAGCCACATACAGGCCACTAAATAATTGCCCCAGCCCTTCCAGTTTCAGCGTCTCGCGCACGTCCAGCCGTAAATCTATGACCGGCGGAAGCGTCCGCACGGTGACACTGAAAGCGCGTTCGCGCTCAAGTTCTTTTTGCGCTTGCGCTCGGCGCGAGGCGTGGCGGTGAGTGCGCTGGGTAAAATCTCGCTTAACAACTATCTCCTCGACACCGCGCCGGCTACGGTCAGACGCTCCTGCCAGTTGTTTTCCGCCTTTGCCCCGCCCACGCGCCACGACCTGTTTAGGTCTGCCGTCCTGATTCTCCGGCGTGCGGTAACGCATATCAAACTGGTCGAGCAGCAAGAAATCTTGGCGGTAACGCAGGGTCAACTTCGGCGCGCTCACCTTTGCCGGATATTTGGCAAAGAGAGTGTCTTGGCGCACGAACAGCACCAATCCGGCTTCACGAGCGCGTTCCTGCGCGTGTTCCCAATCGGTTTGTTCGTCTTGGAGCATCGCGCCGTGCGGCTCCAACCTGAGCGGCCTTTCGGGGCCTTCAAAGAGCAATTGATTATCCTTCGCTACGCGCGCCAGGATTGCCAAATCATCGCGTTTATTGTGATACCGAGTCCGTTTCACCAAACGCATCTTTAAGCCCATGTCATAAGCCCGAAATGTCGTGCTGCCGTCCCCGCGCTCTATTGACGCCAGGATTCCTTTGAAGACGGGTTCTCCCAAGTCGTCGCCAAACCCAAGCCAAAATCTCATCACCAGCATCGGCACGCCGCCGGGCCTGGTGTATTTATCAATCATCCGAAAGTTCGGGTCGAAAACCGTCCAGACCGCCTCTGACGCCTCGTTAGTCGCCAAATCCACCGACAGGCTTTCAAACAAACGCGGATGGCGGCGCGAGTCCCAAAGGGTGTCGCCGATTTGCACGACTGCTGTTCCATTGGCATTCACCTGGCTTCATACCTTCCATCAGCTAAGGGGCGCGGCGGAATCAGCAATCGCGTGCCGGGTGTAACGCGCCGGGCGTCAACGATGCCATTCCGGTCAGCTATAACCCGCCATAGCCGCCAGTCTCTGTAATACTTGGCCGCCAAACCTGATAAGGTCTCTCCGGCGACAAAGATATGTTCGGCTAAAAAGCTCTCGCTAAAGGGCGTCGCTTGGCCGTACCGCTCAAAGGGGCTAATGTCGCGGGAACTATTCATGGCTGAGGCCCTCCATCATCATCAAGAATTCTCACATTAGAGAAACCATTTTCCTGCAATTGCAGCAGAGCCATACTCACCCGCGCCCGCAAAGGAAATCCGTCGTCTGTGTCAAATAGCTGAATCTCAATGCGTAAATCTTCTAACACGCAGCGCACTGCGCGTTCCCCCCATATTGCTTGTAAGGCCGGCGGCGTCCCGCGTTCCGTCTCGGCCTGTAACGCCTGTAACGCGGCGATTTCAGATTCAATAGACTGCCTCAGCGTGGTTTTATCCAACCACATCTCTTCAAAGCTCAACCGCATCGGCTCCCGGTTGCCAAAGTAGAGAGGTTTGACCCCGCTGGTCACATTTTGCGGAGACCAATTGGCCCGTGTTTCCATTGTGATGACGCGCGGGAAGTAATGGAACACAAACGCCCCGCTTCCTTCCAGATTGACAAGCTGAAACACAGCCATCGTCTTATGCCCTCTCGCCCATAATCTCTAGTTCCCGCGCCAACATTCGCGCCAACATTCGCGGGTCAGCCTTAGCCCCTGGAGGCAAGTGGATGTTGATGCCGCCATTAATAATCACGGCCTTGCCGTTGCCGCCGTTGTTACTGTCGTTGGCAGGACGCAAGCCTTTGGGAGTTTCATAGCGGGCCGTCACATCGGCGGGAGTAATATCTTCGCCCTCATGCACTACCGCCAGACCGCTGCGTTTCACTCTGCCACCGGCGGCTTTGGCCGGCGGTTTAATCACGTTAAAGGGGCCGTTCAACGGCCCGCCAAAGCCAAAGGACGGCGGAGCCGCTGGCGTCGGCACGAATTGGGGCTGCTGAATTTGAAACGAACCAAAGCGATTGCCTAACGAATTAAGGCCGCTCGAAGCATTGGAGATGCCTGAGCGCAGACCATATAAATCACCAGGCAGAGGTCGCAACGCATTGCCCATTTGCCCCAACGGGCCGTTAGTCTGCTGAGTAAGACTGGTGAATTGATTGAGCGGGCCGGCGGCTTGTTGGGCGTTATAGCCCAAAAATTGAAGAGGACTGATTGGCTGCCGTAACCCCATTGATAGATTTTGAGCGCTGGCCGCCGCCGCTCGTTCCTGCTCTGTTACCAAAGCCATCGCTTGAGCGAACGCCTGGGGGTTGGCAGCCTGGAAACCTTGCAGCAAGCGGGCGACAGCGTCACTGTTCAGTTTCATGTCACCCGCACCAGCCTTGACGTAACGAATCATCGCCGCCATGACATTCGGGTCGGCCAAAGGCTTGCTAACATCGCTGGCGCGATAGTATTCGGCGAAGACTTTAGGGTCGAAGGCTGAATCTTTTCCGCCCTTTGTTGTCCATTTGTTGTCGTAAGGCCGTTGGTAGGTGAAGAAATGCTCGAACAGCCCGGCCCTTTCAGGATGCAGACTGAACTCCAAACCCCGGTCTAATTTCAGAGCTTCTAAACTCTGCCGGGCGATAGCGTCAAATTGAGGGCGGTTTTTGGCGGCGTCGCGGTTATTGAACAAAACACCGCGTCCAACCAGCGCGTCGTAGTTCGCGCCAACATCCTGGCTTTTGCCTTCAAACTCTCCCTTGATTCGCTGGAGGTCTTGAATAGCGGCAAAGACTTGTTGCGCTCCTTCCAAGACAATCGCTACTTTTATCATGGGGGCAATAGAACGTAGCGTATTTCGCAACATTCCGGCCTGACCGTTAGTTTTACCTAATTCCACCCCAACGCCAGCCACACCATTGCTCACGGCCCCTAGCTGCGAAACAAAGCGATATAAACCAATCGCGCTGGCGGCTGTTTTGTAGGCCCCCCACAAAGTCAACGCCACGCCGCCGACGCCAATAACATGGGTTATAGCCGAGGCCAGCGATTGATGCTCTTGGCTGAAATCCTGTGCTGCCCCAGCACCTTTATTAAGAACATCCACCATTGGCTTCAGGGTATTCAACATCGGCATAAAGGTAATCGCTTTGACGTTTTCCAGTGTGCCGAGCAGAGCTTCCATCTTGGCGTTGTAGGTGGCGGTTTGTTCGCTGATTTCCTTCGTCAAGCCGATTTTGCGCGACATTTCTTCGTTGGTGGCTTGGAGACTGCTCAGTCCGCCTTCGGCGAAGATGTTCGCCACGCCAGCGCCTTCGGCCTCGAACAAGTCGCGCATAACGCCGATGCGTTCTTTTGGGTTCAATCCGCGCAGTTTCTCCAACTGCTGCATCATGTTATCAACGCCGGCAAACTGGCCTTTATCATCGAAGAAATTCAGCTTGATGCCCTTCGTTTTTTCCAGCAACTCCACCGCGCCGACCTGCGCTTTGGTCTGGTCGAGCGTGAGACGGCTAAGGAACGTCGCCAGGTTTGTGCCGGCCTGTTCGCCGGACATCCCTGAACGGCGCAACAAAGTGAGAAGCTGCACCATCGTGGACGCGCCTTCGAGACCTTTGAAACCCAAAGGCAGACCGCCGCGCAGTTGCGCGTACTTGGAGGCCATGATGATTTCTTCAGGCATGATGCCCGCCGTCGCCCGCGCCCGCGACATTAAATCGGTCAGTGCGATGTAGTCCTTTCCGGCCAGTTGGAATTGCTGCCCAAACGCGGCAAAAGGCTCCGCCAACTCTTTCGGCGCGCGCTTCATGGTGACGGCCAGATGCGCGACGGATTCCCCCGCGCCGTCGAGGATAGTTTGCGTGGAGATGCCGCCTTGTTTCATGGCGGTGAAGAGTTCGAGAAAGTCTTGAGTTGTGCCTGGCAACCTTTGGCCGAGGCGTTCGCCGGCCACCGTCAGCTTATTCATTTCCGCCGCGCCGTCACGTCCCGCTTCGGCGAAGGCCACGCGCATATCCGTCAGGGCCGCTTCGTAGTTGCCGGCTGCCTGGACGCCTTTGTTGAGCAAGGCCAATGTCGCCACGCCCGCGCCGCCGATGGCGATGCCACGTCCAGCGTCCTCCCGCAGTTTTTTGTAGTCTTCGAGGGCGCGGCGCGACTCCGGCCCCAACCGGCGCAGACGGGCTTCAAAACGGTCTAATCCGCCCGACGCCATATCCTTTAGCGTCAGCAACAGACTCAATTCGTAAACCGATGCGCCCATAAACCTAAAGCAAAAGCGGTCAAGAACTCTCTCAACCGCCGTCATTCAATCCTTTCGCTCACGCCGTTCGTTGATTAACCCAATATAGGTATTCAATCGTCGCACTGACAGCGATAAAATGTAGTCTTCCGTCCAGCCATATTCACAGGCCAGCGCGTCCACCGCCGCCGCCCATTTACTTTGGAACGTCTCTTCTGGCGCGGCGCAGACTTTGGCGAAAGATTTCCCCCGCACCCAACAGGGTCACGATGTCGGCGGCGTCTAGCTCTTCAAACCAAGACAACAAAATCGGCCCGTCAATGGTGGCCTGGCCGTCGCTCTGCCGCAATTGTTTGATTTGCCGTCCAACCAAAAAACAGCGTCTTTTGCTGCCTACAAAGAACTCCTTATCGGCAGCTACTTCGTCGCGGCCAGTCAATAGATGCCCAAATTCTGCCACGTCATAAACTAGGCCCTCACGCTCGAAGCCAAAGGCCAGCCGCACGGTAGAATCGTTAATACGCTCCACTTCGCGCCCCTCTGCGCTTTCAAGCTGAAATTTGTTATAGGCGTCTTCTACATCGTCGCGGTCAAGCGAATCCAAGTCCAACAACACGGATAAAGGAATCGGCATCTTCAGCGCGCCGAAAGAGATGATGCTCTTGGCCCATATCAAACTGCCATGCTGTGTTGAAAGGGTCGCTTGCGGGTCTGTATCGAGCGCAAACAAATCGCGGCCTAGCAACCGCCGTCCAAAAGTCACGCTTTTGTGGGTTACGCCGCTTTTATCCGTGTAACCTGTAAGCAGTTCAATTGTCTTCTCAAAATTGCTCATTAGTATCTGCGGAAGTCTTCCGGCATCAGTTTGAAGGTAAAGAATGAACCGTTAGTGCCGGAAGCAGAATGTGATTCCACCATAAACTCTGTCGGCGCGCAGTCCTGAAGATCATAGATGTCCACCGGCGATTGGCCGGCTTCGTCCAGCACAATTACCCGGCAACCCCGACGTTCGGTATTCTGGCCTCTGGCAAACCCTTCCATCCAGTCCAGATACTCACGCCCTGTCTGATTCACCGCCGAGGCGTGCTTGAACGAGGCTTCGTTGACCTCATAATTCCCACGCACTATGTTAGGGTTAGGCCGGTTGCCTTCGTGAATCTTGACGGGAGTATGCTTAAAGCCCAAGCCGGAAAACTCGCTGGCGCGAATGGCCGTTATCCCGTCAATCTCAATTAAAAATCTGCCTTCAGCAGTGCCTGTATTAGCTGGCATACGATTTCTCCGTGTTGGTAAATTATTGGGATATTATCCCGCCGGAGAACCAATTCTCCGTGCAAACCGTTCTGACTTAGGAATTTAAGACAGTCAGGTCTTGGAAAAGCGGCGCATTGTCAACGGCGATTTCAATGCGCTCGGCAGTGGGCGAGAGTTTCACGCCCCACTGGACACGCACCACGCCGTTCGCCAAATCCTCTTGCGGATTGTTCGATTCATCGGCCACAACAATAAACGCCTCTTCCTCGCTCTTGCCATACAGTGCGCCGTCGCGCCACAACCCGCGCAGAAAGTTGCGTCCTGTCGCCGCCAAATCGCGGAACAGACGGCCTGTGCCGTCCACTGCCGCAAACACCGCCCAAGCATAGGCTTTCTTCGCGCTGTGATAACACAGGTTAAGCATCCGCGCCTCGTGGACAAACTGCACCCGCGCATCCGGCGTCAACACGCGCCCACCGTAAATTCTGACGCCAGCGCCGCCAATCGGGGCGATGACGTTAATGTTTTTAGCGTTGAGCAACGCCCGCACGTTGTCGTCCACTTGCGGCTTGCCGTCAAGTAGAGTTTCGACGTTGATTGCGCCAGGAATTTGGATATTGGCCGGGGCTTTATGAGTGCCGATTTCGCGGTCAACTCTAGCGCACGCGCCCGCGACAAACCCTGAAGGCGGATAGTGTCGGTTGACCCCGCTGCCGTCGAAGGCGAGACACTCCACCCAAGGCCAGTAGATGGCGGCGTTAGAGGATACGGCCACCGTTGATACTTCGTCATAGCTCATGCCCACATTGGTATCCAACAGAGCCAGACGATAATTTCGGCCCGCATGAGCCGCCAAAGCTGTGTGAATGGCGTCGGTGGAATAACCCGGCACAGCCACTTGTCCGGTGCCGAGGTTTTCATCGTTAAAGACTTGCAGGCCAGTCCTTGTGCCTTCGCTGTCAATGCCGACGAGATCCCCATCGTCAATACCGGCAAAGTCATCCGAGCCGCCGGCCAAGACAGCGCTTGCCAGCACGCGGGGAATGTTGTTTGGAGCCGCCGTTGCGCTGTTCAGGTTGGTCAGTTTCACGAGTTGCGAACGCTGGTTCACAACGGTCAAATCGGCGGCGGCCAAAGTCAGATTGTCATAAACTTCACGGCTTCCAAGAAACGCGCTCGTGGCAATTAGCCTGAAAGTATTTACCGTCGAACCATCCGCAATTTCGATTTTGACATCTACCCGCGTCGACGGGAATTTGGCGTCCGCCCGTAGAGTGTTGACTCCTGCGCCACCGCTACGGTCTTTCAGATTCAGAGTGCCGACAGCCGCCGACGAGCCAACCACACGGCAAACCACCGCGTTGCCGCCCGGAAACTGGTTAAAGAATGGATAGAGAGCGTCATCCAAAAATGAGTTGGCGTCAAAACCGCCGAATTTGCGTACAAAGTCCGCCCAAGAAGTTACTGTCGTCGGCGTATTGACCGGCCCCCACGGGCAATAACCGACAGCAAAAAAGGTGGACGTAGGCTGGCGTTCAACAGGACGCGCCACTTGTCCGGTATTTATGCGGACGATGACGCCCGGCAACGTATTTTCTCTGGCGACAGACATTACTTTTTCTCCTTACCATTCTTCGGGGCAACAACTTCCTCGACAACCTGAATCGCTGTGATTGCCAACCAACCCATTACCCCCAGGCGTTTGTCGCGGGCGCTGACTGTGGCAACCTCGCATTCCATGCCCGCCCCCAGCATCGGGCCGTCAGATAACGCCAGCCTCGCGGCGGTCAGGTTTTTGACTTTGTGCATATTCGCCCCTCTACATCGTAAACACGCCGGGCGCGCCCGCGATAAATTTGATTTTGGCATTCGGCGGCAACGGCCCGACGGTGACTATAATTTCTTCCACCGGCACGCCCGCCTTTCGCCTGTCTGTTTCACACCACTTGAAGCGGGTTGTGAAGTGCTGCGCGTAGGCCGTCATTGCCGGCAGCCGCGCCACATATTCCGCGCCATCCAATTTCAAAGGGTCAAACGTCAGCAAAAAGTTATGCGTTTCTCCCCCTTCATCAATCGTGGCAAATAACTGCAATCCGGCCAGCAACCGTCTGGCATCACTTATCAGCTTGTAAAGTCCCGGCTTTTCTCCGGCCCCGCGCCGGCGCGTCCTATCGCCCCTCGCGTCGTTATCACAAGCAATGACGCTGAACGTGCAAGTATGTTCCCAGATGCGGGGTTCGCCATAGACCGACGCAACGGCGGGTATCTGCTTATCCTCGCCATCGGTGTAAGACACCAGGAAAAGCGGGAAACGAGGCGAGATTTGACTGACGGCCCTGCGGAGCGTCTCACTGTCGAGTTCGCCGGCGTAGGAGGCAATTTCCTTGACGTATCCGCCTTGCTTCACCGAAAGCGTCTGCAAGACCGCAATTATGCCATCTTCGATGCCGCTAACAGCTTCATCCCACTCTAGTTGGCGCATTCAAAGACCCCTCACAAACGGTTGCTGTGGCGTTTGAAGATTTCCGTGAGTTCCGTGAAGTCCTCATCCTGAAACATCAGGAAAGGCCGCGCCGGAGTCTTGCTGCGTCCGCGCCCTGTGCCGCCTTCATAGCCAAAATGCTGGCGCGGGCCGTAAACGGCGTTTGTGCCGATTTCCACGCCCGGTTCGCTGACCAGGCGAAACGACATCGAATTTTTCAAACGCGCCGTGTCAATCAGGATTTGGCTTTTGCCTGCCCCCCGCCCTTTGCGCCGCCGCTTTAAGGTCTTAGGCGATAAGAGCTTCCATTTCTCTGGCCGGCCCTGCGCCCGAAAATTCTTTTCAATCGAGCCGAGCATATAGGCCCCGGCTGACTTCAACGGTTTTTCAACCTGGCGCGTGTCAGTAGCGAGTTTCTCAACGCGCCGGATTACTTGCTCTAACCCTCGAAGACCTTCGCTCATTATCTAAAATCTTCTCAACGCATCATCTGTAAACACTGGACGGCTGCTGCCGCTTAACACCCTGTCGGGCGAAGCCGGCTTCTGCGCGGTTTCTTCAGCAGCCGGCACATCCAACGCCGCTTTGCCGTTTTGCAACGCCTCTAAAAACTTCATCGCGTCGGCGTGGGCGTCCTTACGGATTTTGTATTCGCCTTCGGCATCTGTGGCGCGGCTTTTGAAGAGGTGAAAGATAGCCAAGTCAAGGCACGTCGCCTTGACCTTTTCCGTTGTCGGCACGGGCAGCGCGTAGCGCGTCCGGGCATAACTGTCAAAAGTTCCCACCGCGTAACCGATGGCTTTGCTCACGCGCTTCTCATTCAGCAAACCCGCGCCTTCGTCGTCGGTCAATTGGATGAGCCGTTCAATGCCCAGCTCATCCTCCAAGTCTTCTTGGGTCAAATAGCTCACTTGACTTTCTCAACCAACTTGCGCGGGTCGTCCAACAAGGCGACGATTTCCGCGTCGTCCGTGACCGCGCCAGCCTGATACAGCTTGGGGCCAAGGTTATTAACCAACACTTTTACTTTCACAACGGACTTGGCTGCCGGCGCGGGCGGCGCGGGTTTGGCTGCCGGCGCGGGTGTTTCTTCTGGCATCGTTTTGACCTCTGACTTTCAACTAGATATTCATCTTGATAATGGAGCGCTTGAACATCAGGCGCGGGCCGCCGGCTAAACCGCCAGTGATTTCGATTTTGGGGTTTTTGCCTCGACCTAAATCTTCAGCCGAGATACCGACCTGACCGCCATTAGACTGGCCGTTGACTTCGATGAAGCTGAACATCCCAGGCGCAGGCATTCCATTCTTAGTGCGATGCAGAGTTGGCGTAAGGCAGAAGTCCCCGGCCTTTTCGCCCATCGGACGCATACCTTCCACAACGCCCGTGTCATCGGGAACGAAGATTCTGTATGAGCCATCATCCCTATACATACCGCCGTCATATTCCACGATTTCCGGCAAACCCCGCGCCACGCAGATTTTATTCAAATCGGCCAGGCTGAAATTGAGATTGCGGAAATTTTCGGCGCGGAAGCCGGCGATGTCGTTGGCATTGGTGTTTTCCAACAAACGGTTGAGCTGCTTGCGGTTCAGATAGAGTTTCGCGCCTTGCATTGTCGCTCCAGTGCCGCGAAACATCAGGGCTAAAGCGTCTAAGTCTTTCAAGGGCGCGGAATTTGCGGAGTTGGCCCAAGGCACTAAAGCGTTGTAAACCTGCACATCAAAGGTTTCCTCAATCTTCACGCCGTTTTCGTTGATGGATATTTGCCCTGTCAACGCCTGCCAACGCAAGTCTTCGGCGCGGAGGCGGTTTTTGTCCATCCTCGCTTTGAGAATGCGGGCTACGATTTCGCCAAGGTCAACTACACCGCCGAGCGTAGCGTAAGCACGCGCCATCAGGAGTTCAGACTCTTTGATTACGTCCGTCTCCTTGAAGTACATCGGCTTGTATTCCTTGACGTTGGAACCAGGACGCTGGCCGACTTTCGGGTCAGCATCCATGTTATGAGGCGCGGTCATACCGCGCTCATTATCCAGTTCGTCCCACTGCACCTTTTGCGTCGGCACTTCGCGGAACGGCAGAATCTGTTCGCCCACGAGCGTAGTCGCCCCGATTTGATACTCCTGCACCACTGTGTCAAGAGAGACGTTAGTGGGAAAGCGATAGGTAATTCCTGCCATTGCTGCTCCTTAAAAGATAAAAATTCCGTTGGGGGCACTGCGTCCCAGCAACTCGGTTTTGGCCGTCGCGTCGAGGCCACTTAATTTACTCTCCTTGAGCGGGCCGCCGATGATGAGCGGAATGCCCGCCTCCGCCGCCCCGTCCACGCCTTCGTCAGCGATGCCCTGCGCGACTTGCGAACCGTCGCTGCCCAAAACGAACGCGCCCGATGCTACCGCCACCGCCGCATTCGCAGTCAAAGTGAGGATGTTGGTGACGAGATTGACTCCTCCGGCGGCAACCGTGCCGATATTGGCCCCAGCATTGTTGGTGATAACGTCGCCAGGCTTAAACAACGAAGCGTCAGCCACCTGGCCTGTTGCCGAGTTAGTGGCAAAGCCCGCGCCCGCCGCCGTCGTTCGCGTGCGCCGACGACCCAGCCCTGAAGAGGTAATGACCCCGATAACTCCGCCACGCGGCGCGGCCAGACCAGCAGCCATCGTGAGGCCAGTGATGACCAACTCATCAGCGCGGGTCGCCGCTAGCGATTCGAGAGCAGGAAAGGTTTCAACGGTACTGGTTCCCATTATTTTTTCTCGCCTCCGTTTTCTATTTTCAAGCCCATACCAGCGCGTAACACTTCAACTTCCTTCGGATTGGGCTGGGATAAATCCATATCTCCCACAGCCATATCGCCGAATTGTTCGCCGAACTGGATGTAGGCGGGCATAGCGCCAAAGAAATTCTTCGCCCAGTCAAGGCGCGAGAATTTGTGTTCAGTGCGTTTGCCGCCTTCGCCTTCAGAGAAACAGACCACCGCCAATTCCTTGTCGGCGGCGTCGGCGACGGCGAGGGATTCGAGGAACTCCACCAGGCCGACGCGCTTCATCCAGGGCGGGCATTTGTCCGCGCCCAGCGATTCGACAAATGACACGATTTCGGCGTGTTTGCTGTTAGTCGCCTGAGACTGAACTTGTTGCCGAAGCTCGAGGATTTCAGCGTCGGCTTTCTTCTGCGCTTCCGCAAATTCCGCCCGCAACTTTTCCTCAGTCTTAGCGGCAGTTTCCGCCGCAATACGTTCAGCGTCGGCTGCGCTGAAACTAGCCGTTGGGGGCGCGGCAGGATTGCCGCCACCAAGCAATGACCTGAACCACTCGCCAGCGGTCATTTTTTCTTCTGGTTTGTCTGCCATAGGTTCCTCACTGAAAGAGATTTCGACGGTAACTGCGTCGCCGCCTGTAAACTGAATGTCGCGCAAGCCTTTAACCGCCGGCGGTTGCGCCCCTAAAAATCCGACATGGCGCAAACGCGGCCCGTCCTTCAAATAAAAACTGGCCGAGCGGTTTTTGAATCGCCGCGCCGCGACCATCTTCTCGAATTCGTCGTCGGTGTCGCCAAACTGCGCCCATAAACTGCCGTCCGAAAATTTCAAGGCTGTGGCCCACCCATACGCCGGCGCGTTTTCTTTGGGGTGGCCTATCACTGCCGGGGCTTCGTTCGGTTGAAAGGATTTAACGACCTGCTCAAAGAAGGAAGCGTCCAGATTGCGGTCAATGCCCGCGCTATCCGTGACCTGTCCCGTCCGGCAAATCTCAATCCATTGCCCGTTGAAGCCTTGTTTCGCCATAGTCTAAGCCTAATCGTTGTCTCGCTTAGTTACAGCGAATTTTGGATACTCAGTATTGTGGGGGCCGTCGGCCCAGCCCTTTGTCAATTCCTCTTCACGATACCAGCGTCCGTCCGTCGTATCCGGTTCGTCGTGGGGATGGTATTTAATGTCGTAGTCAATAACCGTGCCACTTTCGCCACGCCTCAAGCCCGTGCCGGTGCGCGTAATTACCCCTATGACCTCAGCGCGGCTGCCGCACTCGGTAACCGCATCGCCAATCTCAAATTTGGGGACTCTCTGTGCCATGAAAATAAAAAAAGCCCATCGGCCTTAATGACCGATGGGCTTCTCACGAGCCTCTAAAATTGCTGTTATAAAGGGCCTCTCACGGGCCTCGCTTTTGTCCTTATAATATAATAGGACGAATTTGTAAACTCTACCCTGCCCGCGCCACTGCGCCAGCCGGCATTCCCGTCGGCGTCCGTTGCAGCCAGTTCTGCAAAGGCAGAACAATCTTCGCCAGCCGCTTGCATTTTTTACAGACAACTTCCATCTCGGCTTGTGAATCCGGTTTGGCTTTGAATAAAAGCTGGTGACAAGAATTGCAGCGAACTTCTTCCATAACTAGGTTAGGACTGGCTTAGAAACTCCCTTTCAATTGCGCCCAAAACGTCCAGAATCGCTTTGATTGACTTCTACGGCTACGACATTGATGGGTTCAACACAGGGCAAATATGCGCGAAATCCGTTATGCGGCTTTGGCGACCTCGAACCGTTCAAACTGGACGCCCTTATCGCCTGGGTACGGCGCGGTGTGACCGTTGCGTCCCGACCAGATTTCTTCTGGGATGCCGGACGGAAACGCCTGGCATTTCTTCGCGCCAGGATTAGAAATATCAAAATAACTGCAAAAAGTACAAACGGGACTCAACGGATTGGGGTCAACGCTTTTATGTTTGCCAAAATTCACTTTTCGCTCCGTTTATAGTTCAACCCAAACTCTTTGGCTACTCTTTGCCAGGCTAGATAATGCGCTTCGAGGTTGGCTACCGCCAACGACAATTTACCCTCTCGCACCTGTAAAATCAACTCTACCAAAACTCTATCATAAGTTTGGCGGAACGCGGCGACAATCTTTTCGCCCAATTCTTTGTTCCATCCACCCGCCGGCGGGCGCATCGAATGACGATAACCAAACGAGACGGCGCGGAGTTCAGCGAGTTCGAGCGCGGACGCCGTTGCGACATCTTCAGCCGAGAACGTGCCGCCCTTCCAACGCGGGTCAGTTTCCGGCACGCCCGGAAACGTCGGATGATTGTGCGTCAGCGTGCCGCCCTTTGCCAGAGCCTCTTCCAAGCGCGTCAGGTCAAACTCAACCTGGTCTGGTTCGCCTTCTCTCTGCCAGAAGCGTTGCCCGTCGCGGTCAAAAATCGCTACCGTCTCGCGGGGGTTAAAGCGGATTTTGTCTTCCAGTTCCAACGCGGCCTTGGGAGTCTTAGCCGAGCGTTGCTCAAGAGCGCGTTGGGCGGCGCGTTCAACCGCCTCGCGCAACCGGCCTTGCGCCGGCACTCCCACGAATTTACCCGCGCTCAGGTCGTGAACCTGAATTCCGTCACTGGCCTTGACCGGCAAACCGTTAGGGTCATACGCCAACTTGTAATCGCCGCCGGTTGGATTCTCGTGGTTGTAACCTTCCGGCACAGACGCCCGCGCGGTTACGGAACAGCGACAAGCAAAAGCCCAAGGCGGATAATGCGTCTGCCAAAATTCATGGTCGGCGGGAAGTATGATGCCGTCACACGCGGCGTGCGCCGGGCGAGTGCGGTCATCCTTGACGGCGTGGTATTCCCAATACGGCAAATCGTCGGCGACTTCCTCCAGTGCGCGACGGCGGCCTACGCCATAAGCGATGCCCATGTTGGTGCGAAAGATAGCCTCTAAATGCCAGGCCCCCAGTTTACGATGCCCCGCGCCGGCCAATATGTCGCGGAAACGCTTGATAACTTTGGCCTGTGGCGTGCCGTTTGCCAACGCAGCAGCGAGTTCATCCTGAAACGCCTGAAGCACGTCCTTCCGATAAATCCCAGACACGGTAAACGCCGCCGCTTGCGCGTCATGCCGCAAACCGTTGAACTCTTTTTTGGTAACAAGTTTCTTGGCTTTGAAGTATTCAACCGCCTCCGCCGGCGGCACATTGAAACGCAGCTTGATAGGCCCGGCGGTCATCTTCGGCGGCGGGTCGCCTTCGGCTAGTTCTAGTCTGCCCGTCTCGGCGCGAACGTGCGCGAGTCCGAGCAGGTACGAAGCCAGCAACGCATCGCCCAACTCAATGCCAAGTTGAGTCCAATCATCATCCAAATTGTCAAAGAGCGAGTCGGGAAGCACCAGCTTGCCGGAGGTCTCTAATTCTTCAATAACCGCGCCTAATATTCCGTCGTAGATGGGCGCAACCGCTGAAAGCGCGCCGTCTTCAAGTCCGACGGTTTCCGCAATTTTGAAGTTTTTTTTTCCGCGAAGTCAGCAGAATCCTCGTTGTCATCCAACCCGCCGCCCGTCGGCGCTGATTGCGCTTTGACCAATGTATCTCCCTCGTTTTCAGGCTTGGGGGCCTGGAAAGCGTTATAAATCCAGTTTTTCGAGAGAGGGAAATTCATGTCCCATAATTTGTTTATCCACTCTGCCAAAACGGTTTGGTCGGCAGCCGGTTCGCATTGAATAGTCCAGACCGGCGGTTTGCGAACCGTCGGGCCGTAGTTGAGATATGTCAAGGGGAAAATAATTTGCGTATTGACGGCCAGCATCAAGGATTTGGCGTCTGCTTCCACCTTTTCTTGGCGGACTGCGTTGTGAACATCGCCGAGCGCGCGCGAGCCTCCTCCTTCACTACCGCGACTGGTCAATGTTTGGCCTAAGACAGCTCGGGCAATTTCGTTATTGCAGAAATCATCAACCATCTCCTTGTGGGAACTGCCAATGGCGCGAACGTGTTCCATCACTTCCATGAGAAACTTCTTGGGAATGGCGACGGCGGATTCTTCCGCAACAGCTTGTGCGCTTTCCAGGGCTTTGTCTTGCTCGCCTTCTCCGCTGCCATCGTTGTAGCGGCTGACAATCGTTCCAGTCCCTTTTTCGAGATACCTCAGCCATTGACGGACGGAATTACGCTTAAACCATGAAGGCCAATAGATGCGTCGGCCTAATGGCGAACCCCAACGATTGCTGTATCGCGGACGATATGTGTGAACAAAAAATTTGTTTTGTGGCAATTTTCCATCCGCGCCGGCATCGCCCAGCGCCACTCCCTGTCGGAGCCGTAAAGGGCCTGTCTGCGGATAGATATAAGAAGCCAATGTGTATGCGGCCAATCCTTCAGAGCCAAAACCAAATAACGTCGGCGGCTTAAAACGCACATCCCTGATGGCAATCCGGTCAGGCGAATCCTGCCAAAGAATTTCACCGATGCTCACACCGCGCCCAACCGCGTCAAGTGCCTCATACAAAAAATTCTCGAAGCCAAAATACCCGTCTCCTGCTTCAGCGGCGTCAAAATACTCGGTCAGAGTTTCATCAGCCCATTCCGCAAGTCTTTTATCTTGGGCTTTGTCGCCCGTCGCTAAGACCACACGCGGTTTAGACAACACCCCATCACGGCGCGTGTCCAAACAGGACGAGACCATACTGTCTTTCTCAAAGACATCATCGAAAATAGCCTGAGCAACGTAAGGCGAAGTCAGCAGCTGCTCCCAACACCATGAAGGGTCGTCGGGTATCATGCCAGGCCACGCCGCCGCGCCATATCCCGTCCACGAGTGAATGCCGTCGCTGGCGAGTATTTCCTTGAAGATGTCTGATTTAGGATTTGGCATTAGTACGACGGCTACCCTTAATAGCCCCTAGCCTGTGCGCTGCCAAGTTTTCTGCCGCTTGATTTGTAGCCGGCAGTGCCGATGGAGTCTGTCTTCAACACGAAAATTCCGATGGCGCACGCCATAATCTCATCATCATGGAAGCCGCTTTTGGCTTCCATTTTGGTGCCGTTTTGAACGAATACTTGGGCCTCGCCAACGAGATTCTCGGAACAGGCGTGAAACTCGCCCTCGCGCCAAGCCTTTTCAAAGAATGAGATAGCGGTGCGCTTGACCTTTTCGGTCATGGGCAAACCCGGACGCGCCTCTTCCATCGCCTGACGCATCGTCTTGCGCCCGTCGTCCACGTCGCGCTGCGCCTGTACCGTGATGTATTTGTAAAGCCTGTGGCCGTAGCCAAGATTCTCAACTTCGAGTATCGCGGCCTCGCCCATGTTGCTTTCAATGACGATTTCCGCGCCGTAATAAGCGTCGGACAAATCGCAGCAGCGACGCGCCTGTTGGTCTTGCTTTTCGTAGCCGCCCCAGGAATGCACCTGTTCCCACGTCAGCCTGTCTAAAACCACAACGCGGGCCGGGTCTTCGCCTTCAATGCCATTGCTGGGGTCAAGAATAACCAAATAGCTGTGGCCTGGTTCGGCGGCGCGTGGCTGGCGAGCAACGCGCAAATATGATTGGTCAAAGACACTGCCGCCGGTCTGCGCGAACGGGTCAATCTCATTTTCGGGGTATTCGACGCGAAATTTCTTCGCGCCCTTCTTTTCAATCTCCTGACGCCGCCAAGCGAGAAACGCAGCCACTTCCCGGCAATGCCATTCGGCGTCGGCGTGAATGTAGCCTTTGCGCTTAAGATGGGCCAGCACCGCCTCGGCGCAATCGCGTTCGGATTGCAACGGCAGACTTTCCTTCTGCCGCACCTCATCCGTGTAATCCGTCACGCGCAGCGCGTTACGTTCCTCATCCGTCAGGCCATCAAACCACGCCAGCGATTGGTTAGCTTTGAAGAGATACCAACCGTGCGAAAACTGCTCAAACCGCGCATTGACAAGCTGATAGTTGCGATTCCACCACCACTCGAAGAAGTGCGAACGGATTGTTCCTTTCTTCTTACCTTGCAGGTACTTTTTGTGATACCAATCGCCAACGCCTTTAGCCGTTGACTCGCCAGAGGTTTTGCCGCCTTTGGCTGCATCACAAAGCGCAACTGCCGCCTTTTCCGCATCGCCTTGCCAAAAAGGAACTTCCGTCAGGTGCAGCCGGGTAATAGTTTCACCGCGCCCGTCTTCCTCATGTCCGGCTACTACTGAAGAAATAGAAATGCGCGAACCATTTTCAAATGCTAAATCATATCTGGAATTGTACTTAGACTGCGGCTTTATTTCGTCGCGCAAGTTGCCGTACATGACCTTAGCGGCCTCCATCAGGCCGCCTACGGTTTTAGGGGCTTGCGCCACCAGCCGGACGTGATGTCCGTCCTCAATTACCGCGTCGGCCAGGTAGTCAGCCAAATAGTAAGTAGAAATCCCCAGACGCCGGCACTTCAAGGTGAAGTCTTCAAGGTCTGGGTCTTCACTGGCTTCGAGGCTGGCTTCGAGTAATTCGATTTGCGCGTCGTTGAGAATAAACGGCTTGAGCTTATTCTTGTCGAAGGCGTCGCGGATTTTTATTTCGTTTTCAATGAACTCGCGCTTTCGCGCCGGCCAGTCTTGCCGATACCATTCGAGGCTGAACTTCTCCGGTTCAATCTCAATGCCCGCATCCCGCGCCCGCGCATCGGCCCGGGCCAGGAGCCGGTCTATTTCATCGCCGCTAGTTTTGGGCTTGTGTTGAGCCATGTTTGGCAATTAAAAAATGATGAAAGGGCTTGGCGTGTTTCTTGAAGAATGTCAGACCTTCCACGTCCACCGCCAGATAATCCAATAATTCGTTGATGATTTTCAGCCCGACTTCGGGGATATTCAGTTGCGTGGCTTGAACTTTTAGGCGTTCCAGTTCGAGATGTTCGCGTTTGAGGTCGAGTGCCTTCTCGCGCAATTTCCGCCGTTCCTCTTCCTGTTTAACAACAAGAAGTTTAAACGGGTTAAGTTTGGATACTTCGCGGGTGGCGGTCAGCAAACGGTCTTCGATAGACTCCATCACGACAGCGAATTTGTCGCGGTCTTCGTCGCCTAAATCCTCTTGCAACTTGCGGGCTTGGTAACGCGCCAGACGGTAGCGTTCGGCCAATTCGTCGCCGGCGGCTTCGCGCCAACGCTGTAATGAGGTTCTTGCCAAAGCCTGCTTAAACTCGGCCTCAAACGCGGCGCAAATTTCGCGGTTCGTGGAGCCGTCCAAGATGGCGTCTATCACGAAAGTAAACTGCGCGTCGGGCAGTTCTTCTACGGCAAAATTCCGCGCCATAACTAATCTGCCCGCGAGACGCCGGCGCACTCTACGCGGCCCTCTTGAAAATCAGTGCCTAATTTTGTCAGGCGTGCCGCCAGCGTATTCTCCAGTTCGCCTTCAGATTCGGCGTAGCGTTGGAGCAGTTTTGCCTGGCGCACATTATCCAGTTCACCTTCCGCGTCGCGGGGAAATACGCGCAGCAAACCCGACGTGCGGAGGTAATCAACCTGCGCCGCCAAGCCGCGCTTCGTAAACGGGAAATTGGCCTGGTCAAGCAGTGATTGGAGTTCGTTTAGTTCGAGCGGTGACGGATAATTTTCGCTCAAGTACCGAATCAGCCAACCGCGTGCGCGCTCGGCCCTAAGTCGTTGTATTTGCTTTGGGTCTGCCATTGTCATTTAGGAGAGTTGGTGACACCTGTTCTAATTGCGCCACTCGGTTGCTTAATTCTTGGACGATGCTGGTTAAACCGTCTGTGCTGTCAGCCTGTACACGCTGCATGATGCGGAGGGATTCCTGAGATTTACGCTGCTCAATCGCAATGGCCTGCACCACCTCCGCTAAATGATTGAGGGCTCTTATCTCTTCAGTGCGGGTCTTGTTACTATCGGCAACAGCCTGCGCTACCAATGCTAAGGCGCTAGCCGTTTGCACACGGGCCGCACTATCTTCTTCCCTAACCTTCTGATAGGTTGGAGCCAGTTTGATTACTGACCAGAAAAACAAGCCGCACAGCATCAGTACCGGCCCGCCGACAATAAGTTGCGCCCAAGGCAATTCCATCTTTAGCTCCTATCGGCCAGCATCGTTTTATAGGCCAATGTCGCCAGGGCGAAAATCTGCAAACCACTGGCGGCCAGCATCTCCAGCGAGAATTTGCCGCCGGTCAAAATTGTGGAAATCACTACCGCCGCAAACGCCACGATAAAGGCGATAACAAACGCGGCCACTGTCGCGCCCAAGCCGGCCAAGCCGCTGCCGTTCTTAAACCACTGCGTCACTCCCAGGCTAACGAACGCGCCGACGATAGTGGTGACGAGTTGCTCAGGGCTGAAAAAGTTGAACGAGATAAAAATTAAGACGAAAGATAGTATGAACATAACTGCCTCTTTTGATTTGGGGCCGGCGTCAGGCGCTAACATGACGCTGGCCCCGATTTGGAGATTCTTGGCAAGAAAAATACCGAGATTCGCTTTAACTGTCGGCGCGGATGAACGGTAAGCGGTGCTGCTCATCCACGAGCGGCGGCGCGTTGTAAGTGGCTTTAGTCAAATACTCGCCAACTTCATCCGATGCGCCGGGCGGTTTCAGCAAAATGGTTGTGCCGGATAACAGGGCGTCTTTGACGCAGACTTTCGCCGCGACGGGCGGACTGTGGTTGATGGCGGCAATGGACTTGCCGGCGTCGGCGGATGGCGCGGCTGTAACCAGCAACGACGCCACCAACGCGCTTAACAAACCCAACAGCGCAAGTAGTGATGTGAATTTTCGCATAGGACTTTTCCTTCGGACATTGGGGTTTGAGTCGGGAAAGACGCGGCCCCTCACTTGGAGGGGTAAGCGGGCCGCGTCTCTGGCTTGCGGGCGTGTACCCAGCGTTTCCCGACGCTGTTAGCCAACCATTTCAGGCGGCGCAACTTCTTCATCAGGCGGGCCGTTGGGCGTCTCGAAAATCGCGCTCACGTCGGCGGTAGCCTGGCGAATGGCGGCAATTTCCTCGCTTAAATCCGGCACACCCTCAAGGGCAGCGAGTTTAGCTTCCAGGTCGGCGACTTTGGCTTCGAGAGTGGCGACACGCGCATGGCCCTCAGCCTTTTCCGCCGCGATGGACGCCTGCAACTCGCCGATAGAGTTGTTGAGTTCAATAACTTGTTCGGACATATTTTTTATCGCTCCTATCAGTCTGTGGATTTGGTACAAAAAGATGAAGAAGCCGATGAGCGCTAACCAATACTTCATAAGAGCCTCGCAATCTCGAAGTGCATACCGTCAAGCCGATTGGCGAAGTGGCCGCCCCAATAGAAGCCATGCTCATTGGCGAGAGGGACGAGTTCACGCACCGAACCGGCGCGGCCTGAAAGCGGTGGCGTTTTGCCAAGACCGTTCCACGCGGCGTTGATGTCGAACGCCGAGCCGAAAGCATGGTTCGACAACACCGAACGGCTGCCACGAATGAAACGTGGTACATACGAACCCGCATAAGTGTTGATGAGCCGCAGCAGGTTCGCCTTTTCCCACGCCGCCCACAATGCGCGAAGCTGCTCGACGCCCAGGCGGTGGAAACGAATCACGCCGTCGCGGTGGAGACCTTCAATCCCACGCAACTGCGGAATCTCGACCTTGACGATATTCTTGGCTTCCCAATCGCCCAGAATGCGAATCGCTTCCGGGTTGCCCGGCTGCGGAGCGGCGACAAAACGAAATGAACCGAAGACGGTTTGCCGGGCCGCTGTGTTCATCAATGGCCCGAAAGCGGGACGAGGCGGAAAGTTGGGGTCATTTGGCGACATGGCGTTTCTCCGGGTAAAAGCAAAAAGCCCGCCGACCTGTTACCAGGTCAACGGGCTTCTCACGAGCCTCTCAAAATTCGTATTCAGTTAGGGCCTCTCACGGGCCTCCGTAGATTGCTAAATTAACGCATTACTGGAATCTAGGCAAGCAGTTAGATTGAAAGCGCGTCAGGTTCATAATAAAACATCACGCGCCGTGGGGTAGCTAGACGAGGGGGTTGGCCGGCAGGTTCGGTCTTTCTGCGCTCTTTTCAAGATTATTTTTAACTTCCGGGTCACGGGCCAGGGCGTGACCGAGCGCGGCGTCGGACTCGGTTAATTCGTCCGCCGAGAGTTGGAGTAGCGAGGCGTATAGCCGTTGTTTGTCGAGCAACAACAGATGCCGGCGCAGGGCCGGAGATTGATACTCTTTGATGAGCGTGCGGGTCATAATGATTTCAAACTGCTGCTGTCAAGACGCAGTTCCGGCGCGACGAACGCCAGATTAAGAATGCGGAAAACGCCCTCTTCTTCGGGCGTGGCGATGGCTTGTTCGCCGCGATGGAGACGCCCTTTTTCGCTGTGGTAGCCGAGTTGCTTGGCGTGGGTCAGCAACGCCGTGCTGAAATCCGCCGAACCTGTGCGGATGGCGAATATCCAGCCCCAATTATCCGGTTCGCAAAGAAAGAGGTCGAGTTTAATTTCCCGGCGCACCAGGCCGCGCCAGTATTTCTTGTCGGGTAGAATGCGCCAGTTGACGAGTTCCTGCGTCGCGGGCTTTATCCACTGGACGCCCAAGTCATCAAAGACGTGACGGCCTTCATAAAGCCTATTGACGCGAGTGTTGCCCGCGCCGACGCCAAACAAATCAGGCACAGCCTCCCAAGTCGGAATGGCGCAGATTTCGATGTCCTTCACCGTTGGCTTGCGCCGGCGCACGGAACCGGCAACGGACACGCGCTCACAAAACGGCGCAATAGTCTGCGTGATTTCGTAGGCGATTTCTTCCGCGTCAGCTAAAATCATTTTTTTCGCTTGGCTTGCCTTCCGCATACATTCCATGCTGCAAAGGGTAATAGCCAGGCCGTCGCCGCGCCGCACTACAACGCCTTCAAGTTCCAGGTTTACGCCGCCGCTTTCCGCGCTGGCGAGAATCCCATGTTGGCTAGTATCAAACTCAGCAGCGCAGTAATCACAAATTTGCTTTCTCATTTCTTTTTCCTCACGGCGTAGCGGCTGGTCACCACTCTGAAACCGTCTTCAAACTCCACCCAGACGCTGTTCAATTTGCCTCGCGCCACAACACGGCACAATTGGCCTTTGCGTTCCGGCAGACGCGATTTCCAATACCAAACATGGTCAAACACAGGCGCGGCGAACTGCGCGGCGACTAACTCCATCATCCGGCGTAAAGCGTCCAGCGTAGCGGGCTTGCAGTCTTTGGCGATATGCAGGGAATAGGGCAAGCCGTTTGATGTTTGGGCGTGGATTCTCATGCTGCTTGCAGCGTTTGGCCTATTAAAATGAGGTACGCAAGTACTGCGTTCCGCCGTTGGTCAGCGGGAATTGCCTGGAATACATCCAATGGAAGTTCGCTATCATCGGCTTGCAAATCAGCGTGAAGCTGCATCAATTTTGCCGCAACTTGTAATTTGTCAATATCCTTGTGCGAACCTTCCAGCATACGCATAAGTGCTTCTAACTGCTCTTTGATGTTCATATTGTTTTCTCCAATTTCTTCACACAATTCGGGCAAAAGTCTCTATCGCGTCCGACGTGGCGGGCGCAGACAGAGCAGCTTCGGGCGTCGCAGGTTTTGCCGCCGGGCGCGGGGTAATCGCAGAGCTTCGTGGCCGAGCGTTCGCCGCAGAAGGGGCAACGCGGCAAATTGGCCGAGCGACTACCGAGTTTGACGTGGATAACCGTGTCGCCCCAAGCGGCGCATTTTACCCAGTGGCAACCCTTCCGTTGCTCATCCCAACGCTGCTGCGCCTCCGGCCCGCCGAGTACTTGTATTTCGCGTTCCGGTTCGTCTGGTTCAAATAATGATGGTTGGCGGGGCATGGCTAGGCGGCCTTCAACTTTCTTGAAGAGTACTCCTGATACGTCACACTCGGCATATAAGGAACCTTATTGGTAGTCATACTTTGGTAACTGAGATATGGCACAGAAAGGTCTTTTGGGCTCTTTATCATGTAAACTTCAACTGCCAACGCCCCTCGACAACCAAAAACACAACTCGCACCAGCGTACTGATTTACGGGATTTCCGTTAAAATCTCGACCACAAGTTCCGCAGTGCCACACCTGTCGGAGACAAACTTCATAATCAACGCCTTCCTGCAACTTATAAGGGGCCGGAATTGGCAAAGGATTCACGTCCACCAACTCATCAAATAGCGCAAAAAGCGTTCCTGCGAACTCAGGGGCAGGCAAAACAGGTTCAACAAAGATTTCATCATTCATGGACGTAAACCAACGATTTCCAACAACCCTGATGTCGCTAATGTAAGAATCCGTCCTGTACATACCATCTCTCAAGTCTTCCAAAACAAGCGATATGTGCGGAGTGTCAAAGATAAGCAGGGGCGTCCATTCGCCTCCGCTCCAATAGCACGGCCCTATAATTTGCGTCACACGGTAAGGCCCAGTCTTGTAGCTTGTGGTAACAATATCGCCCACAGTGATTCCTAAAGCTGAGTCCCTAAACTTCATGCATACACCACACCGCCAGGTTTGCGGACGCTAATCCACTGGCTGTTGACGGGCGATTTCAGACGCCCGGCGCGAATCACACGGTCAAGCAGCCGTTTGGTTAAATGCACGTCCGCGAGGCAGTAATCAACTACCGAGCCGACGGCCCCGCGCTGCCACTGGATGGGGGCCGTCGCGCCGTCGCCGGTTTTCTCCAGCGAGAAATTGGCGCGGGCCATCGCCGAGAGGCCGTAGCCGGCGTGCGTCTCGTGGCGGTAGTCGCCGGTGACGCCGGCCCCGTGCCAGATTTCATCCAACAAGTCGTAGGATTTGCGTTCGGGCAACTCAATGCCCTGCGCCCGTAGAACCCAATCGTCAAAGCGGTAATTGTTGAAGCCGACAACCATTTCGTGCCGTTCCAGCAAAGCCCCAAACTCGCGCAGGTTGTCGCGGCAAAACACACGCGGCCGCTCGGCGATGTAGTCGTAAACCCCGATAACCGCGATGCCCATGCCGCCGTAGTCGTTCCAACCCTGGCAGTATCTAACGCCGGACTCGCGCCGTCCGTCTCGTTGGGGAATCGCGTTGCAGATTTCGATGTCGTAAATCAGCATACGCCTTCAAGCTCCACTAGGCCGGCAACCATGTTCGTCGCATTCACCAATTTTTCGCGCCGCGTCAAAGTGACGGGGTAGCCCTTCTGAAAACGCTCTCTGAGCAACAAGGGCATACTCCCGTCGGCAAAGGCTTGCACCAAATCTTCTTCGGCCTGAAGCGCTTGCTCAAGGAGCGCGGGCGAACCCATGATTTCAACTTCAACAGCGAATTCTTCCTCGTCGCTGAGTTCGCCGCAGAAATAGGCGATGATAGTTTTCGCGTCCATAAGTCGTTAATTAAACTTTGATTGCAGTGCGCGGGCCAGGCAACGCGCTTGGGCTTCCACATTGGCCGGACGGCAACTAACGCCATCCCACTCGAAGTAACCGTTGAGCGTTACCTCCTTGCCGGATTGCCGCGTCACAGTAAATTCGCAACTAAGTCCATTGACATCGAAACGCTTGCCGCGAAGTTTTTCGGTCAACATTTCCCCCGCTTCGCGCAAGGCCCGCGCTATAACTTCCGTATCAAGTTTCATCATTGCCAGCCTCCCAACGCCAGCCACGCGGCTATGCAAACTATCGCCAACGCCAACAGCCAAAACGCCCCGAACCAAAATCTGCCGCGACGTTCCGCCGTCGCCAGCCGTTTGCGCAGATAAGTGAAGGAATCTGTCACCACAACCGTCTTAGCGCAGTGACAGACAGGAGTTTGCGTGTCGTAAATCACTTCCGGCCAATAATCGCTGTCGTCCGTTCGCATCATGCCGCCTCCTTTTTGGCGCGCCATTGGTCAATGCCGAGTCGTTTCTTAACCACAGGCACATAATCTTTCATTTGCGCGCGGTTTACTTTCCCCCAGCCCGCCGCTTTCAAATCACGCGACGCGATAATGTTGAGCAGTATGGCGATAAGCGAATTGGCCTCTTTTTGGCGCAACAGCGTAGCCGTGCCGTGTTTATATCTGGCCTCCAAAAATTTCCGTTGGCCTGCCGGCGACCAGCCTAAATCGTTGAATAGCACCTGAAGCGTATGCACCTGTGGTTCGCTGGCGAGGTGAATAATTCGGGCTTGCTCTTTCTTACCCTCGGCGATGGGCGAACGGTAGAGCAAATCTGTGCCTGGCAACTCGGGGTGGCTCTGCGCCTTGCGAAGGGCGTCCAACGCCAGGCCGAGTTGCTTGTCGGTCAAATCTTTGGTGGACTCCAGCGGACGGCGCAGATTGAGTTTGCGGGTCAGCCAATCCAGCCGGGCGTCACGCGATTCATCCGCGTCGCCGCGATAAAACTTTTTCCATTCAATGTTGAGCGCGGCGTTCATCTTCCGCCGCGTCGCCGGCGTCGCTGTCGGCTGTTTCTGCGCTGTTCCCATTTCGCGTTACCTCCAAATCCACGAAAGCTAACTGCCCGGCAAGCGCCGGATAGTTGTGTTTGACAATCTGCGAGAGCGTGTAAAGTTCATCCAGCGCGACGCCGCGAAAGTACGCGATGAAGCGGTTCATTTCGTCCAGGCTGTTGCACCACCAATAGCCCGCCGGCGCACTGCGTGATGACAGAATCGGCAATTTGTGGTTGCGCCGCAGACGGCGGATAACGGCCTTCACCGTGCGCGGATTGAGCGGTTTGCCCAATTCCCCTACGGCCCGCCGGCGGATGTCGGCCAGGCCGATGGGAGCGTCCGCCGTGCCTCCGAGCAGTAAATGAGCAATGAAAAACTCCACGCGGTTCAACTCCCGCCCGCCGAGCGGGTCAAGTATTTCCAACTCAAATATCCTGAACTTTGGTTGCTCCATAAGACTTGCCTCGTCAGGCGCAGGGTCGTCATCCTCTGCGCGACGCGGGGCCTCCCCCGCGTTTCGGCTATTCTTCCCGCAGCCGGTCAATGGCTTGGTTACACTCGTCTTCGGAATAGCCTTGAGCAGATGCCAGCGCAACAAATGCTTCATATTGGGCTTCCAAAAACTCTGCGATTACGTTGTCCATATACATTCCTTTCTTTCTGAATTTCGGCTTTGTTAATTTCTGTCAACGATGGCTTCCAGTTCAACACCCATCAGGCCGCCACCTCCATTTCCGCAAACTCCTCCGGCGCGGCTTCGATTTGAGGTTGGTGGGTCAGCATGAATTGAATGAACGAAGCGCGTTGCGAGGCGTCCAGCTTGGCTGCTGTGTTGACTCCGAATGTGCGTTGCAAGGCGGCGCGATAATGAGTGTAGTCTTCGCCCAGACCAGCTTCGGTGATGTATCCGCATTCACGGGCCACCAGCTTGATGCGGCCTAAATCCTTGCGCCGTTGTTCAATTTCGCCCACTACGGCGCGCTCGTTGCCCGCTACCACATTGCCGGCTTTGAGCGGGTTAAATCCTGCCGCCGTCAATGCCGCGCTCACCGCCCGGCCAGAGGCGATGATGTGTTCGTCCATACCGGGCTTCTCGCCCAGGGTGGCGATGCCGGAACGGGCGAAATCGCGCCCCTGAGCGTCAATTACTACCGCCCGGTGAACCACCTGGTTAAGCGGCGCGATGTAGCTCACATAGTCTTCATTAACCGAACGCAAATCGGGCGATTGCCGGGCCAGCGCAATCAGGGCGTTGGCCGTAAGCCAGGGTTCTTCGGGTTTCTCTGGGTTGAGAAAGTAGATGTCGTCCTTACTGACGCCAAATTTGGCGATGAGTTTTTTAATGATTTCTTTTTGTTTTGTTATCAGTTCCATGAGTTCGTGTTCCTTTCCTGAGTTATCCGACCATGAGCCGCCGTCCGGCGGTCTCGATGAGTTCTTCGAGTTGAATTGAGCCTTCATTGAGACCCTTTTGGTTGCGGTTTGCGAGTTCTTTGGCGCGTGGCAGGAGCATGTCAACGTGGCGGAAATTGCCGCCTGTAACGCTGAGAATCTTTGCTACCGCCGCGTCCGTCGCTTGGTCGCCGAGCGCGCGCCGGACGATTGCCTTGAGTTCGCCGGCGGAGAGTTCCACCAGCGGATAGTGCATCGCCACGCGGCTGG